ATTAGTGTCTACATCTTGTAACTTAATTTCATTAACTATAATCGGAGATGTAAGTGTTTTATTTAATAGAGTTTGTGTGTGGTCTTCAAACACAAATGTATCATTAGCTGTTAGGTCTGGGAGAGTAGCATCCACATTTGAGGTTAGGTTACCAGCTTTAAGTGTATAATCATGGGAAGCACCAATGTCTGGGATTGTAATAGTATCTATGATGGGTGCTGTTAATGTTTTATTAGCAAGTGTTTGTTGATGATCTTCGAATACGAAAGTATCGTTAGTTCCCAATAGGGGGAGTGTTACAGTCCTATCTGCGGCTAATTCGCTAACAGCAACATCATAAGTATGGTCTGAAGACGTATCATTTATTTTAGGTAAGGTATGGGTTTTGTTTGAGAATGTTTGAGTCTCGGCTAATAATGCAATAGTATCATCACCACCCACAGGAGTCTCACCATCGGGTAGATTGTATACTATCTCAGCATCACCATCAGCAGTCTTCGATGCTGGTTTTAATTCAATATCATCACCATCAGGTTTATTGAATATAATCGAGCTAAATTCTCGGATTGTGGCTAAAATCTTGATAATCGTACCCTTTATGTGTGAATACACCATATAGCCCGTAGACTATATAGTGTTAATATAACATTAGAATAAGCCCCTGTCAAGAGGCTACATATTAACTAGCGACTAATGTAGTTTGAGAACCATTAATTTCCCTAATCAAGACTCTTAATGAGTTTGTAGGAGTTTGGTTTAATGTAATCGCAACCGCATTAGCAGTTCTAACTACAGATTCTACATAGCAAGTCTCACCAGTAGTTACGTCAAATACTTCTACTTGAACATCAGTAGTTGCCCACGAATGGGTAAACGTCCTGGTTAAAGAAGCAGTAAATGGATCAGTTAAAGCACCAGATCGTAGTTTTGTAGAACTATAATCTAAAGCATCATCACCAACAGCGTCAGTAGCCAACTCAGCAGAATCAACTGCATCGTCTTGTAGATGCTCATTGCCAATTGCATTGTCAGCAATCTTAGTATCGTCGATAGCATCAGCAGCTATCTCAGTTGTACCTACGGCTAGAGCACCAATCTTAGCATTAGTAATCGCATCATCTGCTATCTCAGCAGTGTCTACAGCATTGTCCTGTAAGTGTTCATTACCAATAGCATTATCGGCTATCTTAGTGTCGTCAATTGCATCTGCTGCTATCTTTGCAGTTGTAACAGCCAAAGCATTGATCTCAGCAGTATCAACAGCGTTATCCTGTAGATGCTCGTTACCCACAGCATTATCTGCCAACTTAGTATCATCAACAGCATCAGCAGCAAGCTTAGCAGTGGTTATACCACCATCCTTAACTTGAAGTGTAGAAGAACTATGTTCAATAGTACTGTTATCTAGATCAATACCAACACCATCAGTATTTACATAAACAGCAGCCCTTGACCCAGCAACTTCAGTAGCAGGATCTACGCTTAATAGAGAACCCGCTCCACCACTAAGGCCATTGCCCTGAGCAGAAAGCCTAAGTTCACCAGAACCATCGGAAGCTGTAAGCTCAAGACCAGGATCTGTATTTGAAAGATCGAGGTCAAAGCGGTTAGCTCCACCATTAAAAGTCATACCATCTCCACCACCAGGGTGGGTTTCAGTACTCCACTCAGAGCCGTTAAAACAGTACTTAGTACTTGAGTCTTTATCAAAAGCACAGGCCCCCGCTCCTTGAGCAGAAGCATCCCATACTACAACAAAGTCTGAACCATCATATTCTACAATATCATCATCACCAACCCCAGTAATAGTACCAAAGTTAGCATGCAATGATGCAGAGTTCTCTATAATGTATCGAGCACCAGTAGCTGGAGTAGCTCCAGGATCTAGTGTGTTATCTGTTTGGATATCTAGTACCGGTTGTTGGTATGCGGACTCTTCGGAGAAGATATTACCAGCAATACGTAGACTAGCATTCCATTTTGTACCTGTTAAAGCCATAATTAATTACCTTAAATAGTTTGAATTAAATGAATATTATAGGTTGACTCGGGCGCGCTGTGAGCTGTTAATAAGATAGTGTCATTATCTAAATAGTCAATAGTCTCAATAAAAACTTGTGACTTAGAGCCAGGTTCATATATCCAGACCTGGATCTTAGTTGAGCTAAATCCGTGGGAGATTACCTTAGTATTCCCATCAGAAGTTTCCCAGTCAAACACACCCGTGTTCCTAGTGTCTGATACATTTATGTTTACCCACTTAGATCCGTCATACTGGGGTATCTGTCCCGAAGTAAGTCCAGTGAATAATGTATCATTTAATGATCCGAAGTTAGTATTGGGAGGATCAGCCCAAGTTAATGTCCCAGTACCATCTGTTTGCAAGAACTGATCAGTATCACCATCATTAGTAGGGAGAGTTAGTGTATAGGAAGAGGAGATAGAACCGGGTTGTAGAGTTAATGTATAAGGGCCTGACTCAAACTTAAGTGTAGAAGATAGTTGTAGATTTGGTGCATAGACCAAACCATTACCATCCCCACCTAAGGTTGTAGCATTAGCATTAAGCCGTATCTCAGCAGACGAATTAATAGTCTGTGCAGCAGTGTTATCAATAGGGAAAACCGACCCTAATTGGTCGATCCTCTCTAGATTGTAACGTGCGTCAGCTGTTAAATCATCTGCTAGTCGGAGCTTAAGATTTCTAGTAAGTCCGGCCATCGTCTAGCCTTATTTTAATTCAGATAGATCTATATACTCTACTACAATCGTGCATTCTCCAGCAGTTGGAGCAGCCGTGAAATTAATACTAATCTCACCAGACTCGATTTCATCAGTAACAGCAGGAGCTTGTGCTCCAGTTACAGACAAGTCAACAGCGCCAGTAATAGCCGTTCCACCAACTTCAACAACGGCATCAGTAGCCCCTGTTACACCAGCCGCAGAGTAAACTGAGACTGATTTGATTCGTGATTCAACCGGAAGACTATAGTTGGATAGGAAATCAGATGCTCCATCAGCAGAGAATCTATATGTAAATTTAGCAATTCTAACACCAAAGTGTGATGCTTGTGTAGCGCCTGATAGGGCTTCTCGCTTATTAGCTACTCGACCTGGAGCTACTCTTGAAGATGCTGTAGGCATGTTCTATTCCTCTTATTGGTTAGTGAAGTTATGTTTATATACTTGTTGTATCCAGTCTAAGAACTCCTGAGTAGAGGAAGTACCTTTGCCTATATTACAGGAAGTACAACAAGCTACTGAGTTTTCCTTAGTATATCCTTTTGTATTGTCTTCTCTATCAATACCATTACATATAAACTCTCCATGATTTCTTGCGTTATTAAGAGAGCCATAACATATTTTACTAGAGGAGACCCCACAGTAGTAACAGGGTTTTACTACTATTTCTTTATATTCTTCAAAGGTTAGAGCAAAAGGTAAGCCTCTTCTCTTAGCACTACCCATATACCCTACGTAAGAACTTCGCGCTCCTGAGTGTCCCTTGGGAGTTCTAAGGGAACGTACATGAGTTTGACAACCACATGATTTTATTTCCCCATTTTTAACCTTTGTACTGGGTTTCTCAGTATAAGATTGACAAGCCTTACAGTAAAATTGCCAAATTCGTGTACGATTATGATTACTCTTATTCATATCACGGATTGCTACTAAGTGTCCATAAACTTGACCTGTAAGGTCTGACCTGGGTCTTGGCATTATAAAACCTCCTTAGGGTTATTATACATAAATACCCAAGCCTTGTCTAGTTTCTTTTACTGATTAGTAAATCCAGTGATGCTTGCAATTGCAGCAGGGTGTTTACATAATAATAGATTAACACCTCTCATGAATTGTTGCACAGTATCAACATATTGTCCACTGTTTACTTTCAAATGGAAGTCTGCCATGTTACCATACTTAGCAACTTTCATCTCATCACCAACATACTCCATGACCTTATCACCAGAGGATTTAACTTCTGGAAGCATCCAGATTGCATCTTCTGGGCAATATTCAGAAGCACCCAATCTCAATTGAGTCTCACCATGTACGTAGTTGAATTCAGCAGAACCACGAGTATTATCAGTTACAGCAACGAATCGTCTATCAGCTTCTTTAGACTCGATCAATGCAGACCGTGTTTGATAAGAAGTACACATTTTCTTCCAAGAGTAACGGTTAGGTCCAACCCTACGCTTAGCTTTATTCATTGCTTGTTCGATGAACTTAACATCGATAGAAGCTCCATTAGCATTAATATTAGATCCTGCTAAAGCGCCTTCTAGATTCATTCCATGAACCAAACGTCCATCAGCAGCTGCTAGTCCTTCGTATCCAACTATAGGAGTAGAAACACTACCATAATCAAAAGAAGAGTCTAGGTCTGGGAAGATTTGTTGGTCATATCTATAGAAGACTTCATCAGCTACAGGCTCTTGAGTAAGAGTAGCACCTGTTGCAGTAACAGCTGCAAAGCTAGCATCTAGCCCAACACATAATACAGTATTGGCTAGTTCGTCAATTTCAACAACCTGCCAATATGTAAGAGTTTGTCCACCATTTGTGATGTCAACAAGAGAAGCAGTTCCATCTCTTTCCTTAAGGATAAGGATATCATCAGTCTCAAACCATCCAGCATAGGATAGTTTATTAGTAGCAGATCGATCGTTATTCAAAGTAAATCGTCGTCTAATTTGGTCATTAGAGTTAGCTGCAACAGCAGATCCTACATGTCCCAAAGCGCCAGTTCCATCCCTATAAATCTCAGAAGCCATAGTTCTACGAGATCCATCCAATGATAGTTCAGCTTGAGTAGCCCAAAGCTCAGCATACTTCTCAGGAGTCTCAGAAGCACGAGCCAATAGGTTACCATCTACTTCGATAGTAGTTTGAATTTCTTTGAAAAATGCAGAGTACTCTTGGTGAGCAATCTTGAATCCCCTCGGGAATGGACGATCGGATACACCAGGGTTACGTCTCTGAGTACTAGCCGGAGCTAATGAAGTACTCAATTGGAAGTCATATTGACGACCAGGAGCAACCTTAACGTTATGCATTTTAATCATATCAAAATCTGAGTAATCTCTAGATGTTTGATGATAGATCCCCTTAGAATAGATGATCTGTAGAAACGTACCTAAGTCTAATTCTGAAATGTTATTTATAGCCATTTGTTTGCCTTTCGTTTATGTGGACTAGGGTTATTTAAGCTTGCCCTTAGCCCATAATTGTCCTAAGTTTTGTGCCCAGTTACCTGAATCTAAAGCTTTATCAATAGAATCATCACTATAGCCCTTGCGTACTTGCTGCTGGGCGTTGGCTGTAGCTTCTGTCTTCTTCTTATCTATAACCCTCTTAGTGTTCTGTCTAACCTTACGATTCACACCTTTTAGAAGTGGAGTCGCATAAAGTCTAAACTCACGCTCAATAATCTTAGGAGTTACCTTAACCCCTTGTTCTTTAAGCTCATCTAGAGTGTTAGTTACTTCCCTAAACATAGCCTTATTGTGTCTTTGTTCCGCAACCGAATCTCCAAGTTTACCATCAAAAGTATACTTAAAGTAGATTGGATTAACCTCAGACTGTAGCCTGTTTAATTCCGCCTTGGTACTTTCTTGATTTAAGCGCTCTTCACGCTCTTGCTGTTGTTTTTCGAAAAGATCTAATCGTCTCTGGAGATCAGCAGCTTTATCTTCTGCTTCAAACTTTGCAAGCTCATCTTCAGTAGCATGGGTACGCTGTTCGTGCCTAGCTATCTTCTGTTCCATCCAAGCACTAAATCCACCCTGGTCAGAGTTTAAGTGATCAATTAAGCCCTCAAAACCTTTCGTATCTACAATACTTTGTAGGTTTGAAAGTGCATCTTGTGACTCATTTAACTTGGATACTTGAGCTTGTAGAGCATCTCTTTCTGACTGTAATCTTACCGCATTAGCAGCTTTTTGAACATACTTAGTCATACGTTCATGATCAGAGAAATCTACCTTTATATTTCTACGCTTACCATCTTTGCCCTTAACTGAAATCTCCTTTACAGAATGTCCATCATCTGAAGATTCTGCGTCGTCTGAAGACTCTATTTCGGTTTCTGGTTCACTGTTGTCATCACTCTTAACTTCCTCTGTCTCAGTTCCAGAAGGTTCAGTATCCTGAAGATCCTCAGATTCTGTCTCGGGTGATGTATTCTCTATTGGTTCAGAAACAGCAGAAGACGTGGCCTCTGCGAAAGCTTCTGCAAATATGTCACTACTTGATTGAATTTCGTTACTCATTATATTCTCCTTTTATATTGTATGATGTACTTAGGAAGTCTAAGTGTACCAAGACTCCTCAAACCGACACAAGGTCGGCAGAATGTGGGGGAGGAGTATTACTAGTAGTATAATACCTATTCTGACTTATGTCAATACCTTTATGTATGCTTTTCTATAAATATCTCCACACCCTGAAGTATGTATTGAGAGGTATCAAGTCTTTATGTTAGATTGACACTATATATTTTATACTTGCATAGGCAGTAATGGACTAGGTGGAGCTGACTGCGTTGGTAAGCCTGGCTGAGTAGGCTGCGCTGGCGAAGCCATACCAGTAGACTGCTCGGATGCTCCCATCTGCTTACGTTCCTCAATATGCTGGTTTATTAGGAGCTTAGCGTCTGCATTTAGATCAAAGAACTCCCTAGTCATGACATACTCTAAACTAGCAGCTAGCATACCCACATGATCCTGGTTAGGCTCTGGGGCTATATACACTAATGTCTCTATCATCTCGTCAAATACTTCCATCTGTCTAGTTTTAGACACACGAGTCTTATCGGTTAAGCCCCTTAGTTCATTTAGTTGTAACATGTCTACTATCGTGGACTGAGGTACTTGTGTTTTTTCAAAGAATGGCATAAGTTGCATAATCTCCCCCCGTCTAGTTAGAGGATCTAATGAGAAACTCGCACCATAAGTTACCTTTAAATCATACCCCCCATCTAGGTCCATAGTCTTTACTTCCATAGTCTCTAATGGGTGTTCCTTACCTATAATGTGGTATAGTCTATCTATATCAATATGCTTACGTGTAAGTTTCAAGAATTGCTTATATATACTTTCTACTGCTTTAGTGTACTTGTTGAATAGGCGCCTACGTATCATAGATCCTTGAGCAGCTGCGGATTGTAGTGCAGCATTTGAGGTCTCCCTCTGCATATGTCCAAATTGAGAGTCATTAACCCCCATTATATCATCTATTTGTTGCTTTTCCCTATCCATTAGAGGTCCCATGTCCCCCAATAGGGCTGGCATTTGTAGATGGTATGGTCCTGCTGGGCCAGATACTTTAACTACCTTAAAGGATGTGTTCACAAGGCTATCATCTGCTAACTCATTACCAGCAGGTAGGACTAGTGTTACAGCTGCATGGGCTGCTGCGTTATCTAAAGCAGTTAACATAAGCCTATTTAGGTTATTCTGTATAGGGCCTACGTAATCTAGTACGGATTTCCCATATACTGTATTGGGTATATCGATATGTGTTAGGATGTGGTAGGGTAGTTCCGCTTTTTGTGGAATCTTCTCCAATTTTGCAGCTACAACATCTTCTCCCAAATCTTTATACTTAGATGTAATCTTTCTGACAGTTTCAGCTGCGAGAAATCTGTGTGGGTTTGGTTTAATCTTACCAAGAACTGTCCCATCTTTAAGACAGAGACAATACCTCCCATCATATCCGTTTTCTGGTAGTCCTTTTTCCCAATATTCATAAATCTCTACCTCTCTCCCAGGCTTATCTGTGTTCATTGTACTGTGTGTGGGGTTACCTGCACTCGATGCTGCGGATGTTTCCAATAGTTTCTCATGTTCAGGCCACTTAGACTTAGCCTCCTCTATATCCATGAAGATCTTTTCAAATAAGTACCTAACTTCAGCTACTTCTTCTGAGTGTTGGTCTAAGTATACATTCCAAACAGAAGGAATACGGACGTTTATATCACCCTCTAACTGCAAATTACCATCATCATCTACATCAATGATCTCACCCCTACCAGAATCCCATACAATTTTAAAGTAACCAGTACCATAGGTTAGAGTATTCAGTGTAAATGCGTCAACCCTATCTGCCATGTTGTATGTTGTACGTCCATGATCTACTAATCTATCCGCGGCTAGGGCTGCTAGTCTATCATCAGGATCGGTTGTAGTAGGTTCTGCAATAACTGAGGGTGGATTTGAGGACATTTGGGAGTGTATGAAGTTTAAGTTCCTAAAAGCATAAGCAGAATTCTGATTCACTTGTGCTGAGTCTAAACTTGAGGACTCTCTATACGTGCCAAACTCTGGATGGGAGTTAACTGAGGTAGTATTAATCAAACCTTCAGCATCAAACATTAGTTGCTCATTCATTTCCCAATGATGTTCAAATCTTGATCTGTAATCAGAGGCCTCTCTAAGCCTTCTTGATAACTCTTTCTTAGCTTTTTCATTATCCCAAGCTTTAATTTTCATCAGTATCCTCTTGGTAGTTTGCGTTGGTTACATAACCCTCAACGAGTTCCATACCCCTGTGATCTTCTAACCCATGTTTTACCATAAAGGGAGTTAAAAGTCCAAGGATTTTATGTAGCTTATCACTACGCTTACCCTCTTTATAGCAAGTAGTAGCTTTTTGTAGTACACACCTCAAGTATTTATACGCATTAGTGTCTTCATTAAACTCCACACGTTCCATAGCATCCTGTACTTTTTCTGTTAAGCAGGGCTTATACTCTGGATCTTTAGGCATTTCTATATCAACAGATATTTTCATGTCTACACCTTGTTTCCTATCTTATGAGTAGGGCCGTCTGAGTCTCTTAATTACCTCAAACGACCTATAAAATAATTCTTCTTTTTTCCTACGCTCTTCACGTATACCAATGTATAGTCCACCCAGTATGGGTATTAGTACGACTTGCATTGTAATAAAGGCTACCATCTTCTCCCCCTATGTAACTTAGTAAGAATCTTATGGACTTCCCGCTTAGAGTATTCCTTCTGTTTCTTATGATACTCTTTAGCTTCAGCTTCTCTCCTCTTATTGTCTTGAGAGATTATCCACTCATCCCTGCTCATATTTCTCAAATCTTCTTCAGGAGGTGGTATAAGATCTGCGAAATAATTACCACAATCTATTAAATGATAAGCATGTGAATTTATTATCTTACCTGAAGCATTCCTTTGGGCATTGGTTAACTCATCAATTAACTCAGCACAATTCACATCCACAATCTTAAGTTTACCATTTGATAGATGCTTTTGATAGTTCTTTATTAGTTCCTCTTTCCGTCCTTGATTCTTTGCATAAGGTGCCATATAGGGCGGAGTGCATCCTCTGGAAGACGAGTGACCAATGTGTGGGGTAGCAGCAGGATCACAGATACGACGCACGATATTATAGGGAGCCGTCGCCGCTTGGCAATAGTCGTAGAACGCCACCGGATCTCTAAGTCCATCTATATACTCCGCCTTAATACAATACCAAACTTTAGTCTTAGGATGCTCGGCCCAAACCGTCAATCCGCCTCGGTTTGAGCCAGGATCTACACACTCTGCATGTCTCCATGCTGTGTTATAATCAGAAGGCATTTCTGTGATCATAGTATCAGCATCTAAACTAAATACATGTTCATCACCAACAGCCCATTCACCCTCTAAGATTGTTCTCTTCTGGGATATAGATAGACCTTCTAATGCTGTTAGTTCAGCTTCTTTATCTACCCCAGGTACGTCTAACCTGCTCATTCTATAGCGCTTAGCTACAGGTTCTTTAGCTGCATCTACTTGTTTACGAATCTTTACATTAATAGACTTGGGTGTGAATGTAGCAAACCATAGTGTATGTGGCCTACGAGTACGCCTCTGTGTTTCCTCTAATACAGCCTGTTTGGCTGGCATCTCATCTAACCATACAATATCAGCATCATATGCTTGTAGATTATCTATAGCCTTCTGTGAACCATCTGAATGTGACAAGAAGATAATCTTATGTCCCTCATCCCTATGTTCTACATGCTGGAGTACACCCCCACTCCTTTTTTCTATCCAATCTCCAGGTGCAAAGAAGGGTTTGATCTTCTTAGACCATAGCTCATTCTCTAGAATACTCCTAGACTTACCAATAACTAAGCATTGAAGTGGTCTATTTTTCCAATCTTCTGGCATTGACCAATACGGATGTTTGTTTAGTATTAACCAAGTAAGCTCACGCCCACCCACAGCAGACTTACCGCTACCATTACCCCCTATTAAGTATCTGAATTTAATCTTAGAAGTATCTTTGAAGAATGCTGTTTGAGATTCATTGGGTCTAGAATCTTCGAAATTAGGGTCAAAGCATTCCTGTAACTGCAAAGCTTTAAGCTTAGCTGTTGCTGCTGCTTTTAATAATTCCCTAGTGTTTATATTCATTAAAGGATTAACCTATGTATGCTACCATAAGCTGACCATCACTCGTACAGTTAATTTTAACTTCACTACCCCAAGCTCCACCAGGAGCAGTTACTACACCAGAGGCTACAGCTGTACCCGTACTGATTGCTGCATCTTCAATTAAGTGATCATAAGTAAATGTACCACTAACAACTAAGAACCTGATAGGAGCTTCATTGCTAATGATTTTAATCTGTCTAACATCACCATTCTTTAGGTTATATTTTTTAGTTCTAACTGTCATTCTTCTTATCCTTTAGTTTTGTATATAGTCCGTATGGTGTGATCATACTATCTTCTTTTTCATTAATAACATCTGTTACAAACTCTGTACACATAAACATACCAGTCATTTGCCATAGATTCTTTTTGGGCAGGATTGGTATTAAATATCTAAGTCCTAAATATAATAGACCAAGTATGTCATACTTAGCTCCCAAAGTATTTGGTATTTCGTATAAGTGATCTTTGGGTACATTTAGAGGTATAGACCATACTATAGTTTTATTGCACATAAACTGATTGTAGGAATCTACTGTAACTCCCTTGAGTATAGTACTGTGTATAATCGCATCCCCTATCTGTATACCAACATGGGATAGAGGTTCTTTAGTCACATTTCTGATCAACCAAGAACCAGGCATATTAGATGCTGTAAATAATAATGTTACTTCCATTTAAACATTCTCTCTAAATAATTTAAATAACATATGTATGGGGCACTGCACGCCTACACCGTGCTTTACTAATATCTCAAACTTATTAGTATGATATGTATTGTTATAGGGTAATGTCTTAGCTGTCTTACCATCTAAGTCTAGATTACCTGAAATGTATCGAAGATTTATCCCACCCTGTGTGAATGGCACTGAACCGTTTGGTGTTGGTAGGTCTGGAATTGCTGTAGCCCACATTCTAACATCAGAGTTAGGAGGTGTAGGTTGTTCTAATATTCCACCAATAATATCAATATCCTGATCAGCTTCCCATGTGAATACTGTCTTTACACAGTTTGAGTCTAGCTCTGCTTGTGTTCCTGCCACTAACTCTACATCCGAAGCATTATAAAACTTTAAGGTTGTATACCCCAAGTCATTCCCTGCTTTATCCTTATTATAAGTACTATTTAATTTACTGGTTAGAAACTCTGTACCATGTAACTGGAAGTGCCAACCTGATTTAGTTATCTTGGTCCTTGCAAGGGGTATACCATTCGAATCTGTAAATGTTTTATTAGCATTAGCCTGATAGTTGTTTACATACTCTGTCCACTCAGCTGAGGGATCAGAATTAGTTGTACCATCATATGCTCTAAAGAAAACATGTAGCTTACCGTCTAATAAATGTATTTGAGTCTGATCATCATTATCGTTATCCTTAATCTCTTGAGGAGACAATCCACGATCTAAGTACTTTTTAAACTCTGTCCAATCTCTTATTCTGCGCATCTAAGCCTCCACATAATGAATAAGTAAGTTTTTCATCTTCTTATTATTTTGTTCAGCCCTTGCTGATATAGTTAATGTTGTATAAGTCAAACCACAGGGTGGTGTAAAACAGAATTTAGATCCAGTCTTAATTGCCATTATCCCACCTGTAGTGCCTCCACCACTACTACTACTTCCACTACCGCCTACTTGTATATCCTCTAAATCGTCTAAGTCAATAGTAAATATATCTTGACCATCTATATTAATTCTAACATCAACTCTATCTGTGCTAAAGTGTATAATAACAGACTGAAGTATACCATTACTTAGAGTCTTTAATGTAACAAAAGAGCCGTTCACTAGACTAATGTCTGAGGTATCTAGCTCGGTTCTCCACTTATCTCCGTCGATAGTAGGGCAACCACTCTGTGCTACAACCGTAGCCTGGACCTTAAGTTTATCACCATCATTACCAATGATAGTCCCATCAGATCCTCTAAGTTTAATCCTATCTATTATACTGCCAAACATTAAGCTACCTCCGACAATCTTACATCAGTAGTAGCATCAGCAATAAAGTATATTGGAAGACTTTCTCCAGTAGATATAAATACTGTAGTACCACTAACTATCAAGTGTCCTGTAGACGTAGTTACTCCAGAACTATAAGACCAATAGATATCATTATCCAATGGTTGAACAACAATAGCCTTACGGTCAGGATAGATAGATCCTCCTACCTTAGCCTCTACTTCTGAAGTTCCTACGGGAAGAGACCCAGTAATTCCTGGACCATCTAAGTAATTAATCATTAGTTATCTTCTTTAGTTTCACTAGGCTCATGAATCTTGGGTTCACCCATAACATGGCTCTTAATCTTAGGCATCATTGTACTCTGTGCCCATTGTAATAGTTTAAAATACTCTAACGCCTCTTTACCATCTAATCCTGCAACCTTAAGGTGCATCATATTTAACAATTTAACGAAACTCTCTACATCTTTTTCACTGAAAGATTTCTTTGCTAACTCTTCAAATGACATTTTATACCTCCTTTAATACATCCTCTAATACTGTATATAAAAGGATACCTGAAGTCAAGTATAAAACCTGACTCAGGCATTTAGATTATGACATTTCCATAGTACGGATTTCAGATCCAGCATCAACACTGACAAACTCAATGTCAATTGAAGCACCAGCCCTAAGTTCCATAAAGGCTTTAGGGGAGATTGGGAAACCATTAGCGGTTGTTACACCGGAAGCTCCAACATAAATCTTTTTATTATCATTGTTGTAGATCCACAAGTACTTACGAGAAGCCAGTGGAGAAGCCACAGCGTCCTCAGCAGTATTTGCAACAGTCATAGTGTTAGCAGCATTCGCAATAGCAGTATTAGCTAGAGCGGAATCAGAACCAGCACCAGTGTCAACAACCCGTACAGCACCAGTAGAGTCCATGCTGAGTGGAATATAGTCGCCGTCAGCGGCTAGAGCAGTACCAGCATCGTTACGTACACCAAGACTCATAACACCTGGATCACCAGAAACGTGAGCATCGTCTTCGTTGTGGGATAGTCCAGAAAGAGTAGTATTAATAGTATCAAGAGTAGTCCCCTGATCCAACAATTCTACTTCGATAGCAGCTAAGTCAACAACCATAGCATTAGTGTCTAAGAGGATATTGTCCAATACACCATCGATAGTTGTTAGTAAAGCTTGAGCATCTTCATCAGTTACGTACAAAGCACCCGGAGCATTTAGCTTGAGTGAAGCATAATCTCCATCTGCGGATACAGAAGAAGCCAAAGTATCTTGCCTTACAGCTAAGATATGAGAACCTTTGTCAGTATCACTATGTGCAGAATCTTCTTCGAAGATGTCTTCTTCATTGATTGTGATTGATCCAGAAGCTAGGTTTACATCCAAAGCTCCACCAGTTTGAGTAATGTCAGTACCATCACCCGCTTGGAGGTTAACATCAAGGTTCGAGTTAATGACGAAAACGTCAAGACCTTGCTTTCCACCTTCGAGAGTGTCGGTAATGAGCGTACTACCATCAGAGGATATAATCCCACTGAGGATCTTATCTGAATCCGCAATGGTATCCGCATCAGTAGTGTCAAAGATAATCTGATCTTTCATAGTTGTTCCTTTTTATTAATAAACAGATATAATAATATAAGGCGGTTAAGTCTTATGTCAAGCTTAAGACAGGCTTAGGGTATAAACCTAAGACCAAGACTCCACCTCTAGTACACCTGTGTTTAGACAGGTTATATATAAAGTATATGTAGTAGTTGGGGCTAGACCTTCTCGTGTGTATACATTTCCACCCTTATTTGAGAAAAAATCAGATGGAGTAGCTGAGTATCTAACCTCAAACTTAGAGGATCTTCTGTGTTTAATATAGAATCTAGTACTTCCAGCTGGAATACTAATAGTAGCCTCAACACCTGCTGTTACATTTATATTCTGGATACTTGGAGTGGTGACTCCAGACCCTAATGTACTTGCTGCGGTGGAGGAAACTCTACCCATACTCTATGTCTCCTCTTTATATATAGAACGAAGTGATATAAACATTAACTAATCTCCGTTATTTCTACGCGAATGTCTGCACCTGAAGACTCAGCCCACACTTCGTTACCTGCTCTAATATCCGGCTGTAGTGCCTCGCCTGGGAGGATAGAAGCATACGTACCAGCCAATAGCTTAGCCTCTGATTCGGCTACTCTAAGGATCTCTACACCCGTAAAGTTAGCATTCCTAATCATAAGACCATTACGATCTTCCAAGTCTGAGGAGATAAGTACGGCTGGGGTGGAGGTTACTGTAGTATTGTCCACACTCCAAGTGTCAGCCCCTCTAACCTCTACTGAAGCTAAGCTTGCCTCAACACCCTTAGCCCGTATATCATACTTAGCAGCACCTGAGGTTATTACCTCAACCCTTAAATGGTCATGTACTTCTACTTGCTTACGGAGGATAAGCTCTGTAGTCGGGGCGCTGATCTGAGGGAAAGTATCGATCAGCTTCTCTTCTCCAGACTTAGTTACTGTATAGACATTTACATCTAGAGTACCTGTAAGACTCTGTACATATAATGATAATAGAACACCTGATGCTTGGACTTTAAAGGTTTTAGTCTTTGTGTCCCCAGCGTCTAAACACTCTGTTAATACTGCACAAACATCTCCAACGTTTATACTCATGTATCTTTCATCCAATCATCATTAAAGTGCTTCTTCTTAATACTACGTAAAGCTTTGTGTACAGATTTGGGAATACTTACTTTGTACTTCTCCATGTCCTCGGAAGCACTCTCAGATAACCAATCATAATCAGCACTTATATATGCATGGCATTCATCTAATAGCTGGGCCGTGTTGTACCCCCAGCTAACTAGCATCTTCTTAAGTTGCTTGAGGTTAACCTTCTTTAAAACTGCATCTACTTCTTTACGGTACTTCTCATTTAAATAGTATAAAGCGTGGCATACTTCATGATCCAAAGCATTCCTTTGCTCTGTATCTGTAATCGTGCCAATAATATAAATGTTACTTAGTGTATTATATCTACAGACCTCTACTATATCCTGTTCGTAGGGTATAAGTGGATCAAACAATCCCTGTATAAAGGGCTGAAGAATGTATCCTGGAATATTGTAACCAGCCCATGGAGTGTCATAAGTATTACCACCCTCATATAGGTTTAGGGATGGGCAGGTTCTCCCCCCAGCAGCTCTGACTTGACCTACTGTAAAGATCTGACCTCTAATGTGATCATGGGGTGATTCATAATGCTCCTGCATTCGCATAAAAGCCTCTGCGAGTATCTTATGGTCCCTACCAATGACATGGATAATCCCAGTAAACTGAGTATCATGAGCATGTCTGTATGCTTTAAAGGCTAATTCTTCCGGCTCACTCATTAATAAATCCTACTTTAAGAACTTCTGTAAATCTTCTACCTTATTAATCCCAGCGATCTTATCCAGCAACTTCTCGATAGCCGGATCTTCCTTTTCCATATTTTTAGCATGATCCATAACCTGCTTCGCCGCCGCTACCCTAGCACTGGCGGGGGAGTCAGGATTAGACATAATATCAATTAACGTATCTATCGCACTAAACTTAGCTGAGGTAAGCTTAACCTCATATTCATCACCCGCAGTAAACCACTTATCAAATCCAGGCTTCTGCCACCAAGCTTTAAGCTTCTTCTCACCAGTTAACTGCTCAGCCGCTGTTAGAGTTACGTGCTCAGGATCACATATAGGGTTAGCCTCTAGTGCTTTCCAGAACCTAGTCTTACAAGCTCTCATTTCAGCATTAACATTTAGTACTATTTCAATCATTAAATAGACTCTTTAAATAGCGGAGGTGTATTAATTATCACAGTAGCTTCTTTATTACTAATATTAGTTAGGAGTATATACCCCATTGTATCTAGCCACTCTAAGTATTCCGCAACATGTATCTTCTTAACCCTCATTAGACGCGCGAATCTACCCAAATCCAAGGTCAATTCTTTAGATAATGGACTAAAGTCTTTTACAGTTAAGTACGGATATGAACCATACATTAATAATACTAATAGTTTTGATGGGTTGAGCCTCTGTTGACGAGAATTACTCAAAAAGCACCTCCTATCTGTATATAATAAGGTCATTTATTGTAAAAGTCAAGTACATATTATCTAAAAAGTTATAGACCTATTGATACTACTCAACCAGCACACATCATATCTGTAGTATTTTATAGGCAAACCCTATAGGGGGGTTGACATTAGTGGATTTAAGTATTATATTCTACCTATGGGTAGCAAGGAATTACTACTCAGGGAAGGTATATCGAAGAGTAAGTAGTATTGATGGATATGAAAAGCTCGTTAGACAACCTTTAAAGCACCATACTCCCACCTCACCTGGGCATGTGGGGGGTAAGATAAAGGCCCATTAAGTAAAACCTTCCTTCTCCTTAATATTCTATTGACGAGAAGCTCTAGCCCTAGGGTACTCCTCCTTACCCTGGGGCCTTTTTATAACTCCTCCCCTAAAACTACAAGCATTTCAGTACCTTATATAGAATTTTATCTGTAAATTGAAGGGGGTATCCAATCTATACTACAAATTAGAGATAAGTATGGAGTATTCCTAGGATAATTCCTACTGAGTTACTCCATTTACATAAACTTCCCATTTAATGAGCGCACATTAAGCATCTCCCCCACATTCTGCCTCCCCATACCAGTTTCATATATATAGCGGAATACAAGCCTCAATTCAGTCCATAAGCATTTTTACTCAAATAACCTTTACAAAAACTTCCCTCCAATATTTAAGCCCAATACTCCAGCGTAATGGCTTCGTTTTGCCTATTTAAAGCACTAAAAAACCCTCTCGGATGTAGATTGAGCATTTGAAAATACCCCTACCCATCTCCCCACTTGCCCTAGTGTGTATTTATGGGAAGGTTGAC